CCAAATGGTTTCTTTCCCTGCAATTTTAACTGCTGCTGATCCTGATTTTAAAACACCAGAACCTTTAGGATTTAAATTTAAATCTACGTTAGTCTCTCCACTCGCACCTATAATTGGTCCGTTACCTGTGGCTGCGTTTGTAATTTCTACTTCGTTTACTGCTGAAGATGTTGTTTGAAAAATTACTTGTTCATTTCCATTTGCGTCTGCGATAAAACCTGCATCTGCAATTTTTGGAGCTGTTAAAGTTTTGTTTGTTAAAGTATCTGTTGAAGATGCTGTTATGAATCCACAATCATCAATATCTGGGTTCGTTCCATCATTAGCTGTGGCATAAACTAGTTTTACTGCACCAGGAGCAACAGTTACACTGTCTCCTGAACCTGATACATATTTAAATACTACGTTTTGTGATCCACTTGTTGAATTTTTTAAAACATAAAATTGTTGAACATCTTTTGGAATAGTAACATTTCTTGATCCTGTAAGAGATCCTGTAAATTCTATAATCCTATGTGCAAGAGTCGCCCCAGTTCCACCGTCAGTAACTGAAAGAGTCGTATCCCCTGAGTCAGAAACAGCTTGTGTGGTAAAACCACCAGATATCTGTTCTACTAGTTCTAAATTAGTATTAGTTTTTGTTCCCCATGTACCGGCATTTTCACCAGTTGCTTGAAGTTCTACACCTAAAGGGCTAAATGTTGATGCCATAAATTATCTCCTATGCGACGTCACTATATGTTATATTTGTTCCAGTTGCAACATCAGAATATGAAATATTTGATCCCGTGTCAACGTCTGAATATGCTTGAATTCCAAACCCTGTTGAAACTCCAAATCCAGCTACAGAGGCAGTTGCAGATTGACCTGTTAGTCCCATGACATCAGCAGGTGAAATTGATCCAACAGATGAGGTTGCTGAGACTCCTGTTAATCCCATAACATCAGCAGGTGAAATTGATCCAACTGAAGAGGTTATAGCTTGACCAGAAAGATCTATTACTGGACTTGAGCCAATGCTTATATCTCCAATAGAAAATGTTGCTGAGACTCCTGTTAATCCTATTACATCAGCAGGTGAAATTGATCCAACTGAAGAAGTTATAGCTTGACCTGTTAGTCCCATACTTTGTTCAGTTGGACTTATTGATCCAACAGATGAGGTTGTAGAAACTCCTGTTAAAGAAAACTCTACATTACCAATTATTGTAGGAGAACCAACACTAGATGTTGTGGATACTCCTGTTAGTCCCATAACATCAGCAGGATTTAAAGTAAATATTCCCCAACCTTGTCCTTGACCCCACGTTGCACCATTCCAACCTGATGCACCTACATTAGATTGTATTGCATCAGGACCAGTTAATTCAACTAACATTCCTGATTCACCCCAGGTTTCATTACCCCACGTATCTTGACCCCAACCTTTATTAATTTCTGTTGTGATTGTTGGTGATCCTGTTGAAGATGTAATTGATAGACCTGTTAAATTAACTTGTTGATCAGTTAAATCATTCCATGTTGTTCCTGGTTCATTAAAAGATTTAGCACCCCAACCTGTTACAATAGGATCAGTTGTGCCCCAACGACCTTCGTTCCAGGTTGTGCCTGATTGATTCCAAGTATTTGGCATAAGGAGGACCTCCTTATGCTAATCTTATGATTGCGTTACTTGCGTCTGCTGTAGGGAATTGAATTGTAAAAGTTCCGCTTGTTACAGTTTTATCACCACCGAATGCTACAACTACACATGCAGGATCTCCTGAAGCTGAGTCGTTGTATATTAAACAACCGTTTGCTGTAAAGGTTGCGCTTGTGTAACTAACATCACTAAAATCGCAAACTGCAGTTGTGCCTGAAGCAGCGGGATCCACACTTGTAAGTTCAGCGCCTTTTGCCACGTACGCAGATCCAGATGTGTTACTAATCTCATTTGAAGTTGTATACGCCGTTGTAGAAGCACCTAGAGATGCTGAACTTGTATATAATGCAATTCTAAAAGTGTTTCCACCTGATGCGCTAAAATTATGAACTCCTTTTAAAAGTTCTACCTTAAAACTTGTGCATACTGCCGATGTTATTGCCATAATTTATCTCCTGTTTATGGTGTTCGAGATGGTAGAGGAATTCTAATCGCACCATCAGTGTAATCATCTCTTCTTCTTCTACCAATTTGCTCACTAGCAAACTTCTCTACCTCTTGTTTATATTTATTTTCATATAAAGTCAACATATCTATAGGGCCTTTTAAAAAACTGTATGCTTCTGATAAACAGCAATATAAAAGCCCATTTGGAAAATTAAGACTAATATAATTAGTATTATCACCCTCTAAAAGATCAGGCATTTTATTAAAGTGTATTCTAAACTGATAAGCTTGGTCTGGAGTAGGAGCTAAAGCTATACGTCCTGATGTGGTATCAGATTCGCCTGTTGCCCCACCATACATGGCATAATATTTAGGTTTACCTCTTTTTGCAGACTCTGTAGATGGAACATACTCTTGTAAATATGTATAATCTTTTTTTTCTAAATAATCATTTGCTCCTGTTACAGCGCTCGTAGAATCATAAACTTGTATGCTTCTTACAAATAAACACCCTGCAGGAGCATTAAATTGATCTTGTCCTACAACCATTGAACCAGTTTGTTGTTTTCTATCTGCATCTATAGGGACATCTCTAAATATTCTATATTGTGCATTTAATATTATATTTTCTAAAACAGCATCTGTTAATACATTAGAGTCTGTTTCCGTATAACTTCTGATTTGTGTTTTTAATCCTGATGCACTTAATCCAGCCATTACTTAACCACCTTCCTACAATCTAGACATCCTTTTATAAATCTTAAATGCCTATAACAATGCTCTATTTTTTTCTCTTCTTTTTTTTCTTCGTGTAAAATTAAATGTTTATCCTGCCTTTCAGGTTTAAAAATATTTTTTATCCAATTTAAAATTTTTTTAATCATGGTGTTATTGTAACTGGACCTGCGGTCACGGTCAATCCTCCCGATGTTTCTGTTATTGTAGCACTTGATCCACAGTCAAACACGTATGTGTTTGTTGTTACACTACTTATACTAAATCCCGATGAATTTTCAAATACAGTAAATGCTAATCCTCCTGGACTACCCTCAACGTTTCTAAATCTAACAGTGTCACTATTTGATCTACCGTGATTTGGCTCTGTAACTGTTACGTTTGAAGATCCTAAAGTTAAACTAAAAGGATTAGAGGGCAACAAATTTTGTGTTGCAGGTTCTACACGATCTGGTCTTGCATTCATTAATCCTTGTGGATCTCCTGTATATCTAGTTGGTTCTAATTGTGGTTGTTTAGCTTCAAATTCCGAAATATGAACAAAAGATCCATTCCATTCTTTTACCATTTCATTATATGGAAACTCCATACCAGATCTATCTGATATTGCTTTTGCGTATTTTCCACTGGATAATTTTGACATTATACTCCCGGGTAATAAACTTTTGGTGTTATGTGAGCACTAGAAGAAGATCCATCTTCTGCTAAAGCTCTTTGTAATTCATCCTCATAATACAACTTCATGGCTTGAACTCTTTCTGGTGCATATTTTTGAGCTAAATAAAAAGCTAAACCAGAAACCATACAAGGAACAAATCTATACGGAACATCTGTTGCATTAGTGTAATCGCCTACATCTTGAATTCTTTTCACATAATAATAATTTAATTTATTACCTGCTTCAGAAGAACCTGGTGTTAAATATAAAGTTATAGTTACCTTATCTATAAATCTTTGAACATAATATTGTGTTGGTTGACCTTTAGATGTTTTATTAGATAAAGCTTGATATGTTGATCTATTAATTTTTGTAAGAGGAGAATCTACACTTGAAGAGTTTCTATAGACCGCCTCTAGTATATCATCTACACCGAACACAGCAGTTGCATCGGATGTCCCATCGCCAGAGGATCTAAACATAGTATAAACAGCTTGACCATCAACTAGAGTAATATCATTATTTGCTATTTGCCAATAATGTAAACCTCTGTTTCCCCATTCTTGAAAAAGAATATTTAAAGATCTTCTGGCTGTTCTTAATTGATAACCTGAAACACCTTGAAAACCAATTCTCTCATAAGATTCTTCTATTATTTCATCAATAGAAAAATTTTTATCAAATATTACTGTTCCTGAAGTAGTGTTAGCCACTTATTTTCTCCTAGCCGTCGAAATAAACAGTCGCCGAATTACATTGAGTTTCATCAAAAGTTACAAATGCACCATCCTTGTACAATATTCCGTCTTGAGGGATGTTGACTGTGTTAACATCTCCTGCAGTTGCACCTGTTCTAACTGTTAATAAAGCTGTTCCTGTTAAACTTCCGTCTCTAAAAAAAACACTTCCAATAGATCCACCTGACTCTGCATTCACCTGTCTTACTCTAGTTCTACCTTGAAAAACAGATCCAAAAACATCAGCTGTCATTCCTAAAGATACATTATCAGCAGGTTGTGCGCTAACAGTAGCAGAAGTTATTGTTAAGAAAGCTGTAGTGGTTCCAGATGAAGTTTCTGCAGACCCTGTTAAAGTTATAACTTCAGTAGCAGCATCTCCATTATGATCTGTTCCAACAATCGTAACTGTTTTACCATTATCACTTGTACCAGCAGTTGTAGCTGTAATTTTTCTTGCAGTGTTTGTTCCGAAAGATGAATTAGCTAACGTAAACGTGCTTGTTGGTCGAGCAGCGGCAGCCACAAAAGTTGCAGATGAAGCGTTTGTATCTAAGAAAGTTTTCGACTTTACATCACCTATATACATAATTTTCTCCTTAAAATTGTGTGTGGGCCGAAGCCCACACTAATTAATTATTATGCTCCTAGTATTCCTAAGAATGTTAATCTCATAGTCACACCAGATGATCCTGGATCACCGCTTACTACAACTTCTACTTCATCAGCAGTTGTTGTTGCTCCGCCTGTTCCAGTTCCTAGCCCTCTAACTCCATTACATCCAAAGATACCTTTGAATCCTGTAGAGTTAACAGCGACAGCAGCACCATCAAGATAAGAATCAGTATCCCCATCATCACCAATGTCATTTAAATTAACAGCATTAGTTGCAGCAGTAGTTACGTTAATCATTACTGCCATTGGAATAAAGTTAGCTGGCATTCCGATTGCAGCTTCTTTTCCTGTAGTAGCACCGTCAGCAACAGTAACTGAAGCTTGGTAAGTTTGCATCGTAAGCGTATTTGTAGATGCAGCTTTTAATTCAACCGAACCACCTGTGTTACTTGATGTATCACCAGTCGAGTTTGTTCCTATAACTGCTTTGTCAGTAAGAACTCCCGTTGTAGTGCTTTTTGTTGATATTTTTAAAGTAGACTCAGATCTAACCGGTCCACTAAATGTTGTATTTGCCATAATTATATCCTCCTAGTTTCCGAACGTAATCTCTAGGCCGTCGACTATACTCGTTTAC